GGACCCGAGGGATTGACCGTTCGCAGTTGCCATGCTGATGGGCGCGTCTGGTGGCCCTTCTCCCGAATCATTCCAAACGATGGCGGCGCTGCACGCGCTACGGAAGGCAGCGTATGAGCGAAACGACCATTAGTTTTTACAGCGTCAAGGTCGCCGTGGACTATTCATATTCGCGCGGCTACAGCGGAAGCATGGAACAACCGCCCGAGCCTGAGTGCGTCGAGTTGAACTCCGTGACGCTGGCGGGCCACTCCGTAGACATCTATTCAGTGCTTGGCGATGAGCGCGTTGCAGAACTGAGCGATCTGGTCTTGCACGCTCACAAAGAGCAAGAGGAAATTGCACGCGACATCGCAGCAGATGCGCGCCGCGACTTTGCGGAACACGTTTCCAACGACTGGATGGGGGACGCATGACATCCCGCACCCTGCGCCTGCTGCCCAGCGGCCAAACCGTCCCCCTGCCCCGCCGCATTGAGTCGGAGCCGATGGAAGTGCATGAGGCACGCATCGCCGCAATCAAGCGCCTGGGCGTGAAGTGGCTGCGCCATCCGGCCTACCGCTACGACCCGCGCCACAGCAACGACCCGCAGACCTACGGGCCTGCCCGCGCTGCGTTTCTGGCGTGCATCGCAAAGACAGCAGCGGCTGACCGTGCGCGCAATCCCTCTTATCTGCGGCAGGTTGCCGTTAACAAGGCATTGGAGCAAGCATGACCACCATCAAACATCAGATCAAGCACCTCAACGGCTGTGTGCTATTTGAGGCCGATATTCCAGCAGATACGCCAAGCGGATTGGCAATGCGCGCAGCGCTGGAAAAGGCTGTTTCCGCCGGGGCCAACCTCACCAGGTCCTACCTCGCCGGGGCCTACCTCGCCGGGGCCAACCTCGCCGGGGCCAACCTCGCCGGGGCCTACCTCACCGGGGCCTACCTCGCCGGGGCCAACCTCGCCGGGGCCTACCTTGTGGGTAATCGCCCAATCCTGCAAATTGGCCCCATCGGGTCGCGCTGCGCTTATCTCGTGTCGTACATCACCGACGCCGGTATCAAGGTGCGCGCGGGCTGCTTTTTTGGCTCAATTGAAGAATTTGAAGCCGCCTGCGCAAAGACGCACGGCGACAACGATCACGGCAAGGAATACGCCGCAGCCGTGGCGATGATTCGCGCGCATGCTGCGATCTGGACGCCAAGGGTTGTTGCATGAAGGCCCCCATAAACGCCGCCTTGCTGCTTGGCGCACTTGCTGCCCTTGCATCGGGCTTTGATACGCGCGCAGACCTCCTGCCCGACGCCGTAGAAGTGCCGATTGCAACGCGGCACTTCCAGCACAACGACCGCTTGCGCAACGACACGCCCGGTGTGGTGGCCGATGAAAAGCTGTGCAAGAAGCAGCCCGAGGGGTTGCATGTGACCAGCTGCGCTGTGTGGCTGGGACTTAGGGGGGAATGGTGATGGCTGAAATCAATGACGGAGGACCGGCATTTCCGCAGACAGTGCAGGCCGGTCCCGATGAAAGCATCAGCTACTTTGGCGCAACGCTGCGTGACTATTTTGCAGCACATGAAGTAATGGACCCAAATGAATCTATCGGGCTTGCCCTTGCCGAGCGTCTTGCTGGTCGTCCGCACCCAGCGCCGCGAGACATAACGGGGAATATTAAGTCTGGTGGTGATCCGGTTGAGGTTGCTGTCTTTTGGGCAGACGCCGAAGCCGCATACCGCTACCTGCGGGCCGACGCCATGCTGCGCGCAAGGAGCGCGCCATGATTCCATACCTGTGCATCAGCCCGGCCTGCCTGCCGAAATGCAGCGGCTGCGCCCGCGCAATCTCGAATGACGAAGCGCGCAAGCATGCGGTGCGCTACCTGCTGCTGGAGCGAATGGACCCGCGCTTTGGCATGCCCGCTGAATGGCTGCGGTTCGCAACGCTGCGTGAGGCCGTGGACGCTGAGCTTGAAAAGCTGACGCCGCCTGACGAGCTGGCGGATGCGCTTTCCAGCGAAGGGAGCGCGCCATGAAGCCCCGCATAGACACAGGCGGCAGGCAGGGCCGCGATGAACGGGATGGCATCACCACACGCAACGGTGGCGGCAGCTATGAGCACGGTATGCCCATCACCTTTGAAGGCGATGAGCCTCCCGACTGCTGGCAGTGGATCACCGACATGAAGAACGCTGCGATTGACCTTGCAAAGCTGGCCGCAGCGGTTGCCATCGTGGCCGCCCTGGATGGGCTCGCTTACAAATTTTTGACCAACTGAGGAACACATGAACGCAGTCACCAACACCGAGAGCGCCGCGCTGGCCGTCATTGAACCGGGCCACGACCGCAGCAAATACCTGGGCGGCAGCGACATCGCCGCCGTCATGGGCCTGAGCCCGTGGCAAACCCCTGTCGAGCTGTGGATGGAGAAAACCGGCCGCACGCCGCGCGAGATTCCCGACGCCGCCCGCCAGCGCATGTTCGACCGTGGGCACAAGCTGGAGCCGTTCATTCGTGACATGGTGATTGCCAAGTTGCAGGACATGGGCTGCACCGTCGAGGTCATCGCCATCAATCAGCGGTACGCCGACGCGGAACACCCGTTCCTGGCCTGTGAAATCGACTTCGAGCTGCGCCTGACCGGCACTGTGGAAATCGGCGGCAACGAATACGAGTTCGACGGCGAGGAAATCAACGCCGACGCCAAGAGCGTGTCCGGCTTTGCCCGCAAGAAGTGGGGCATGGACAGTAACGAGGATGTCCCCATCGAGTACGCCGCGCAGTTCATGCACGGCCTGGGCATCCGCAATCGCCGCGTGTGCCTTGTCGCCGCCCTGCGCAGCTTTGACGATGTGGACATCTACTGGACGGTGCGCGACGACGAAACCATTGCCGCCATGCGCGACAAGGCCGTCCTGTTCTGGAATCAGTGCGTGCTGGCCGACATCGCGCCGGACCCGCTGACCTTTGACGACATCAAGCTGCTGTTCCCCTCGGACAACGGCGAGGCAGCCGAAGCCACGCCCGAGATTGCCGAAAAGATCAGCGACCTGCGCCGCATCAAGGCCGCGATCAAAGACCTGGAAGAACAGGAAACCCTGCTCACCTTCGACATTGGCCAGTTCATCAGCCCGAATTCATCCCTCAAGCGTGACGGCGTAGAGCTTTGCACATGGAAGGCGCAGGCCACCACCCGGCTAGATCAGAAGAAGTTGAAGGAAGACCTCCCCGAGGTCCACAACAAGTATTGCAAGACCACCACAACGCGCGTGCTGCGCCTGAAAAAAGGAACCTGACCCATGAGCACCCCGAACGCACTCAAGGCCGTAGCGACCGGCAAAGTCGCCGCCACCGAAAAGCCGAAAGACCTGGCGCACCTGATGGCATCCCCTGCCGTGCAGGCGCAGATCAAAGCCGCCCTGCCTCGGCACATGACAGCCGAGCGCATGGCACGCATTGCCACCACCGAGCTGCGCAAGAACCCCAAGCTGGCGCAGTGCGAACCCATTTCCTTTCTAGGCGCCGTCATCCAGTGCGCGCAGATCGGCCTGGAGCCCGGCAACGCGCTGGGCCACGCCTACATCCTGCCGTATGACAAGCGCGGCAAGGTAAACGGCGAATGGCGCGTGGTTGCCACCGAGGCGCAACTGATCATCGGCTATCGCGGCATGATCGACCTGGCGCGCCGCTCGGGCCAGATTCTGAGCCTGTCGGCCACCGCTGTGTATGACGGTGACGACTTCGAGTGCGTCATGGGGCTGGAGCCGACGCTCAAGCACATCCCCGACTTCGACAACCCCGACCGCGAAAACCCCGACCGGCTGACGTTCGTCTATGCCGTGGCCAAGCTCAAGGACGGCGGCACGCAGTTCGCCGTCATGAGCCGCGCGCAGCTTCACGCCATCCGCGAACGCAGCCAGGGCTACCAGCAGGCCGCGAAGAAGGCCGCCGAGGGCAAGAAAGCCGACAACCCGTGGTTCACCGACTACGAAGCCATGTGCCTCAAGACGGTGATCCGCCGCCTGTTCAAGTACCTGCCTGTCAGCGTGGAAATCCAGCGCGCCGTGCAACTGGACGAAAAGGCCGACGCCGGCCTGCCGCAGGACAACGGCCTGGTCATTGACGGTGATTTCCGCAAGGTGCCCGAAGACGAAGGCATGGACGAAGGCCGCGACGTCGCCGCCATGCTGGAAGGCATCACCGACCGCGCCGGGTTTGACCAACTGCTGGCCGACTCGCTGAACCTGCCGCAGGACGAATACGCCGAGCTGGAGCGCCTGGGCAACGAGCGTTTCCCGAAGGCGTGACCCCATTCAGGCCCCACCCAGTACCGCCGCCGAAAAGCATGCGAAGTAAGCAATGGGGACGGTGGGGCCGATCTACTTAGGGATCTTTGCCCGCTTGATGACCTTACGCAGCCAGTCCATGCCCGCAGTGTCGATCTTTGCCCATAGGTCAGGCGTCAGGCGGATTGAGCGCTGCTCCTGCTTTGCTTCGGGTGGCGCTGGCGGTCTTCCTCGGGGTCGTTTTATTGGTTCCATGGGCTGATTGTAGCCCTGATTAAAAGAATCACAAATATTTCTTGACAATGCTATTTTACGTGATACATTAAATACATCAACAACGGAGCAAGACATGGCGAAAGCACTCGGAATTACAGATGAGGTTACTACCTGCGATTGCTGCGGCAAGGCTGATCTGAAATGCACGGTAGCGATTGAACTGGATGATGGCCAAATCGTTCACTATGGCCGCACCTGCGCAAGCCGCAACACCGGCAAGCCCGCCAAGCAGATCAACAACGAAGTGCGCGCCGAGCTGGCCCGTAAGGTTGCCGCCGCCAGCGCTGAATTTCTTGCCTCCCCGGAATACATCGCTGAGCGCGCCCGGTTTGCTGAACGTGATCGCTTCCCGTGGAATGATGCCCGCCGCCTTGGCATGCAAGCCGCTGAGTTTGTCCGCGAAGCTCGCCAAGCCGCTGACGCAGCCCGCGCCGCAATTGCCGCCAAGCATGGCCTGACTGCCTATCAGGTGGGTGTATGAGCATTTACGACCACCGCTGCATGGAGGGCCTGTCTGCCGAGCAGCAGGCCACTAAGGCGCTCAAGCACGTAATCGAAAAGCTGCGGACGGATGACCGCCTATATCACCTGATCGGCCTTGGTAGTCAGTCGTTTGACCTCTTGACCGAGGCTTATGCAGCCCTGACCGGCGAAGACTTGGCTGCGCTGCGAAAAGCACTTTCATCGAACTAACGGGGAGCAATCATGAGCAACAAGATGGCGCCAGACCTTGGCAAACTTGACGAACTGGCAAAGGTGCATGCACTCAGCTACGCCAGCCCCCACCACTTCACCATGTCGGTCAACGGCTTGCGCGAAGTCATCGCTGAATTGCAACTGCCTGCGGGCAACAAGATGGCGCTTGATGCGCTGACCAAGCTGGTAGGCAACGTATGGGGCCACGGCGCAACAACCAGCGACGGGTGCTTTACCGACGACCCACTCGAAAAGCAATGCCGCGCTGCAATAGCAGCACTGCAAGCAGAGCCGCAGGGATGGGGGCCGATTGAGACAGCGCCGAAGGATGGCAGCACCTACCTTGTGGCCGATGCGGTGCGCGGCATGGTTGCGCCGCACATTCGTGGCGTCATCCACAACAATCCCGGCACGGCGCATGACTGGCAATACGGCGAGGCCGCGACCCACTGGATGCCCCTCCCCACCCCTCCCAAGGACTGACCAGCCATGACCGCAAGGCCGAAGACCTGTCGCTACTGCCAGCAGCCTGCGCCGTTGCTGCGGTTCCGCGATCCGGGCTACCCCTATTTCCGCGACTACGGGCCGACATTCGTCTGCGTACCGTGCAAGGCATGGGTGGGCTGTCATCCGGGCACTGAGAAGCCTCTAGGCGGGCTGGCGAATGCTGAACTACGCGCGGCAAAGATGGCGGCTCACGATGCCTTTGATCCGCTCTGGCGTCGAAAGATCGAGCGCGACGGATGCCCCAAGGGTCACGCCCGCCGCGCCGGTTATGCATGGCTTGCTGAACAGCTTGGCTTGCCCGTCGAAAAGACCCACATCGGCTACATGAATCTTGACGAATGCAAGCGCGTTGTCGAGGTTTGCCAACTTCAAACATCGAAGGACTGACATGGACAAAGCTACCCCTACCCCCTCCCCTGCAACCGTCGAATCTGTGAAGCGACTGGCGGAATCTTTGGAGCGAGCACATCTGCGAGCATGCAGCGACACTTTTGACGAGGCCGCTGATCTTGCGCACGGGAAAGCATGGGACGATTTCAACGCAGAGCTAGAGCGCCTTGCCGCTCAAGCTGCGCCGACCGATGCAGATCAGCTAATGGGTATGAATGAAGCTGAAATAGACGCGGAATTGCTTGCGGCGGGAATCAGCCCGGATGATGCTGTTAAACGCGCCGACCGGGCAATCAAAGGGGCTCTAGCGACTATCCGGGCCGAGCGCCGTGCCATTGAGTACGGCGACATCATCCAGCGCCATGTGCTGGCGATGCGCGCCGCCGTGGTGGCATCGCACCTCGAAAGCCCGGAAGCGGGAATGCTGTGGATCAAGAACACGCTGTTCGGCCCCGGCCATCTGCCTGACGTTGACGAAGCCATTGAGTTGGGCGGCGCTCAGGCACTGTTTGACAAGGAAATGGCCGAGCATGAGGCATTCCGTGCCGCGCACCCGCTGCCCACCATCGACGCCGCAATGGCAAAGGACTGACATGACCATCACACAACAGCAAGCAGTAAAAATCTGCCCGGTCAATGATGCGGCTTGCGGTGAACTGCCGCCGTCAGTACGTTGCGCCGAGTGCAAGCAATCCACGGCGCAGCCCCAGGCTGTAGTGCCTGCGCTGACAAACGAGCAAATTGCAGCAGGCTATCTGGCCATGCTCTCAAGCATCGAAGTTGTCGGGATGGATCGGGCAGTGCAGCGATTCCGCGATGCTGTCGCTGCCGCCCAGCCATCGGCTCAAGCAGAGCGGGCACCCGTGCAGGCGGGGGAATTTATGCCGCTTCATGCGGGCAACGGCAACCGGCACGGCCCGCTCAGTGCCGCGTGTGACAACGTGCTGGCATGGCGCCTTGGTGAGGCGTGCAACGCAGGTGCCAAGGCCAGCGCGGGCGACTTGATTGACCGGGGGTTGGTACTGCTGCGCGAACTGCGGGAGCGCGGGTTTTTGGTTGTTCAAGCCACCGACGCTGACCGCGCCTCCAGTGGCGCTACCCCTGCGGATGTGCGGATGCTGACCGGCGACGAGCACGAAGAATTAGAGAACGCGCTTGGGCTGGCGGTTTACCTCAGTGTCGCTCGGGTCATCCAGCAGAAATTCTGCGAAGTCAACGCAGGCAAGCGCATCCCGGCTGACGGTGTGATTGGAGGTGTGTGATGGCTGGAATCAAAGATGGTGGACCGGCGTTTCCGGTCGAGGTTGATTGCAATCAGCCAGACGGTCGCCAGACGGGTAACACTGTTTGGCAGAGCTACGGTATGACGCTGCGCGACTACTTCGCAACTCACGAGCAACTGGACCCCAACGAATCTATCGGCCTTGGCCTTGCCGAGCGTCTTGCTGGCCGTGCACACCCAGGCCCCCGGGATGAAGGCGGCAAGCTCAAAGCAGGCGCTGACCCGATTGAAGTTGCAGTCTTTTGGGCTGACGCCGAGGCGGCATATCGCTATCTGCGGGCCGACGCGATGCTGCGCGCAAGGAACCCCAATCATGAATGACATGGACGACAAACTGATTCAGGCCGCAGAGGTCGCAGGATTCCGTGTAGTGCGCTTCAACGATGTTGACGCATACGCCTGCGACGATGAAGGCAAAGACATCACCCCGAAGCTCGCCGCCTACCGCTCTGCCATCCTGGCTGATGCTGCGAAGGATGTGAAACCTTGGGCGTGGAGTGTCACCTGTGACGGTGAGCATGTGAACAATATTCACACCTCGGAAATTGAGGCGAACCGTGGCAAAAGAAACCTTGACCGAGATTTCCAGGACCATACACGCGAGGTAGTACCACTTGTCCCCGCCTCCACTCTCGCAGCGGCGCAGGCCCTCAATGCAGAGCTTGTGGCGCGGGTGGAGGGGCTGGAGAAGGATGCGGCGCTGCAATGGCCCAAGCAACGCCGCGTAGGTCGCCGCGAGGACATGAGCCCAGACGGGTTTATGGTGGTTGGTCTGGACAGCGACAACGATGTTTATATCGCCGTCACACCCAGCGAACAAGGCTACCGCACAGGAATCGAGTTTTGCAACGGCGGCGGGGGCGGCGGTAGCTCCATGCGGACGCGCGAGGCGCTCATCAACCTGATGACGGCAATTGAGGCCGACAACGCGAGCAGGCCCGACAAAGCATTCCCACCTGTTGACGCGGCTATCGCCGCAAGGAGCGGAACATGATCGACCCGATCGACCTGAACAAGCTTAACAGGCGCGAATCCAAGGCGTCTGTCATGCGCAGGCTGCGTCGTGATGTGCGCCCGCGAAAGCACAAGGTTTCCGTGGCCGATGCGCTTGAGTTTCGCCGCGAAGCCTACTGCCTCACGCGCGCTCAATTCTGCGAGCTGCTGGGCATGAGGCCGAGCCATTACAGCGAGGTCGTGAACGGTCGCATCCAGCTGCCCATCAAGGCCACGCGCAAAGCGTTTGCGCTGGGCGTACCCGCAGAAGTTTTGCTTCAAATTACGAAGGACTGACATGGACAAAGCTACCCCTACCCCCTCCCCTGCAAGTGCTGATAGCGTGATGGCGAAGGCGATGATGCTTGTCGGCGCACTTGATGATTCATGCGAGGAAGCAACAAGCCTGCCATTTTTGGAGGCCGTCACCGCACTCCGCGCAGAGGTCGAGCGCCTTGCCGCTCAAGCTGCGCCGACCGAGCGTGATGCGCAAGATGCAGCGCTATACCAAACGATTGGAGAGCGCGACAACTATCACAAATGGGCCGACAAGTTGGCGGATGGCATCGCCACGCATTTGGGCATTGACATTGGCGAACACACCGCAGGCATGGGCTCTGCCGAGTCCAACAATCCTTGGGCGAACGCACTGGAGGCGATTCAGTCTGCCGCTCAGCCCGCCTGCCCCACCACTGACGACAGTTTGAAGCCTTGCCCGTTTTGCGGTGGCGCTGCCGCCCTGCATCCTCGAACTTGTGACAAGAACACGCCATACAACCCGGCAGACCGCGCTTTCCCCGTCGCACGGTGCGGCCAATGCGGCGCGGAGGCCTTGGGCAAGGATTGGGGAAAGCCCGAGACAGCCGCAGAAAAGTGGAACGCCCGCGCTCTACTCGCAGAGCAAGCGCAAGAGCCCAAGGCAGAGGATGCGCCGAGCGATGCTGAACTGCTGGACAGTCGGGGAAATATTCGCAGCGATCTTAAGTCTTCGGCCTACTGCGTGGGGAACGAATACAAGCCGTTCCACCCCAGCGCATCGCACGTTCGGCCCGAATGGCGCGACGGCTGGAACGCATGTTTTGTCGCAGCTATTGCGCAAGAAAGGAAAGCATGACAGAACATGAATTTGTTAGACGCTATTTCCCGTCCGCATCGGCGGAAGAAGCGCACGCATTACTTTGGGAATGCACCGCCTACCCGGCCTGTTCGCTAGACCACGCGGCTGAACAGTTGGCTCACATGGCCGTGAAAGCGGAAAACCCTAGCCACGCCGTATGTCTTGCACATGACGAGATGGATTTAGCCTGGGAAGAAGGTCGCGCTGAGCGCGAATCATGGAGGGTTGCACCATGACAGACCTCACCAAGCTGGCCGACGCGCTGGAAAATATTGCGCATATGGAATACCCAAGCGCTCATCATGATGGAAACAACTTGCGCGAAGCCGCCCGCATCCTCCGCTCTGCTGCTGGGGTGGATGTGGCGGGGTTGATGGATGTTGCAGACCGCTACGCGCTCGCTCAGGCAGACCCTGCACACTGGCGATCCGCCCTTGAATCAGACCTTCGGCTGGCACTGGCAGCGAGAGAGGACTACGTTCTGCAACTGCTGGTGGCCGCTGGGCACGTCACGCAAGAGAAGGTTGACCAAGCGCGCTCAATCGCCGCAGCCGCACCGAAAGGAACTTACCCGCAAGAAGATCGCAGCAGAGAGCCGCCATGCCATGCCTGCGGGCTGGGCTACAAGTGCCGCAGCGCGAACTGCCCCAACACCACGCCCGACCCGATGACTGGGCCGCACCGAAAGGAACACCATGACCAGCACCAACCGTGAAGCGTTTGAGGCGTGGGCAGATGCCCGCGATGCAACCCATGCGGGCAAGCTGCGCATTGAAGTTGCCGGGTTCGATTACCCGCTGGGCCGGGTGCTGGACGAGTGCTGGCAAGCCGCAATACAGCACGCCAGAGATGTGGCGGCGCGGGTGTGCAATGGTGAAATGGTGGAAGAAATACAGCCCGTCGATCACTGCTACAACAACGCCTGTGTTCGCTGCGCTGACGCCATCAAGGAGGCGCTGAAGTGACTGACCTTATGACCATCGAAGACATTGCCGCGCGGTTGAAATAGAAAAATCCCCCCAGCCGAAGCCAGGGGGAGAAACACGGCGCAATGCCGTGCGGAGACAGCCTGCAAAGGCTATGGGGTCAGAAACAGAATGCGCTCAGCCGCCCGGCGCCGCGCCAGGCCCTTGCTGACCTTGCCGTCGGCTTTGTTCCAGCGCAGCAGCTGGTCGGCCACTTCGCCGCGGTCGTCGCCGCGCACCAGCATGCGGATCAGGGTCGAGCCCTGCGCGTTGCCCGTGCCCACGTTGAAGGCCCAGCTCACCAGGGCGGCGAACTCGTTGTCTGTCAGCCGGGCGCGGCCACACATGCGCTCGATGCCCCGGGCGAACCTGTCCAGGTCTTCGCGCAGCCAGGCGTCACAGGTGGCGTCGTCAATGGGCGCCCACTGGCCCAGGTCGGCCCACTTGTCCCGGCTCAGCAGCCGCCCGACGCCCTGCGTGGGATAGCCAACATGGTCATAGTACGGATAGATCAGGCCGTCGGCGCCGCGCTTGTGCCGGCCCTCGAATGATTCGATCAGCGCGCAGCCGGTGGCGTTGACCTCCCGCGCGCCCGTGGCCACCCGCAGCGGGATGACGGCGGCCGGTGGCGGCAGGAACGGCTCATTGGCCGCAGCATCCCACCCGGCCAGCGTGGTGCTCAGCCGAAGCGCCAGGCCCACGTTACCCCCCGGCCTTGCTGGTGTTGGTACTGCCGCCAAATACGGCCTTCATGGTCCGGTGCCCAAAGTAGTAGCCCAGGCACAGCATCAGCACGGCGAAGTCGTTGTCTGACCAGATCGCCTGCACGGCCTGCGCGTAGTCGCCCATGCGGACCTTTGCCAGCTCGTACTGGCTCCACTTGAAGGCCAGATAGAAGCCCACCATGCAGGACGTGACGCCGGGGCGGATGATGCCGTTGATGAAGTCCAGCACGGCGAACAGGTAGAACACCGGCAGGATCACCATCTTGGGCCAGTGCGCGGCCGCGTCCAGGATCTGCACGCCAAAGCTCTGCTGCGGCTGGCGCAGCGTCTGCATCTCTGCAATGTCGGCTTGGCTGCTGATTTCCTCCATGCGGTACAGGTGCTGCTTTTCGGCCAGCTGGGCCTGCATCTGCAGCACGGCCAACTCGTGGGCGTTGTCAGCCTTTTGGCGAAACAGCTTGATGACCTCGGGGATGAACGGGCCCGCGAAGCCCAAGATGGCAGAGAGGATGGCCAGCATCAGACACCCCTCCCGCACTTCTCGCGCGTGCCGGCGTCGTAGGCCTCCTGGATGGCGGCCTCAAGGCCGGGCACGTTGAACACGAAACAGCCGCCATCGGCTTTGCACTGCACGGCCTGCCCGGGCTCCACGTCCATAGCGATGCAGATGTCGCGCGCCAGGGCGGCCGATGCGGGATGCTCCAGCACACCCTTGACGCCCCCGCCACGCTCGAACTGCCACAGGCCCCGGGCCGGGCCGTTGCCCAGCTGGCGGCGGTGGATGAAGCGGGATTCCTGCAGGCCCATCGCCAGCATTTGCACGCGGGCTCGGTCGTTGTCCATCTTGCCGGGCAGCAGGGCCAGGGCCGGGTCGATGGCATCGCGGGTGATGGTGGCCAGCAGGTTCACTTGCGCAACCCCGCGCGGCGCTTGAACCACATCTCGGCCGCCTGCTCGGCCAGCACCAGGCCCTTGCTGCCAGCCATGCCGCTGATGCCCGAGAGGCAGGCGGTGACGGTGGTGGGCATGCCCATCCAGTCGCACCCCCAGAAAGTCAGCAGCCCAGCGAAGGCGGCAATGACCATCTCGCCGATCAACTGAGACAGGGACCACGGCGCCAGCTCCCCGGCGCGGACCTTGCGAATCCAGGAAACCAGCCCGCCAAGGATGGCAACCCCCAGCATGAGGCCGTATTCAGAAAGGGGGACGTGCAACGGACTGCGAACAGCAACCTGCGCATGCGCGGCGATGGGCGCCAGCAAATGCAGGCAGAGGGCGATTGACAAAAGGAAGCGCATTCGTGGGCCTTTCAGAGTTTCTGTTCCATGCGCAGGGGTACGGCGCGTTTATCGGCAAGCGGGTACTCCAGCGGCGACAGCTCGCGCAGCGTGCCCAGGAAGCCGTAGCGCTGCGTCTTGGCGGCGTCTGATGGGTCCGGCACGTAGAGCACGTCCTCTGTGGTGCCCACCTCGGCCATCATCTCGTCCAGGTGGTCGCCCTCTTCCAGCGTCAGCATGGGGAAGCTGAAGTCCACGGTGCGCGGGCGGCGGCGGGCGGTGCCGTACTTCTGCCCGCCGACAGATTTCACGCTGCTGCTCAGGTCGGTGCGGCCATCTGCAAAGCCTTGTTGCTCGGCGTTTTCAGTGGGCTGGAAGCCGCCCGCGATGAACAGCTGGCCCAACTGCACATAGGTGGCCGTGTTGGTGGTGTCGTCAATCTCCACCGTGCCGTAGCGGGCGGTGCGCGCGTCAAAAGCAGCGATCAGCGGGTACTGCTCACCCCAGTTGGTGGGCGTGTCGCCGTGGAATGTCATCTGCAGGGCGTTTTGCCAGCCGGTGTCGATGCCCAGGGCGTCGGGGCCGGTGGTGGTGATGGACTGCAGCTCGGCGTTGGTGCGGCGGGTGGGCCAGTAGGCTATGCGGCAGTTGTGGCCGCTTGTGAAGACCGTGCCCCCGGCGTCTATACCAAGCCTCAAAGTCGTCAAGCCGGTGGGGAGCGCGAAACTCCCCGCCCCGACAGCGCCACCATTCAGGCTGACCGCTTGGTCGCCTGCCGCATAGGCGTAGGCAGCCTTTACATTCGCATTCGCGGTGTAAGACCCCGCTGAAGTTGTCGATGTGTAGGAGCCTGCAACCCCTGCACTACCAACAATTCCGCCGCCGTAGCCGTCAATATAAATCTGGTCCTGAATATCGCCATCATCAATGATGATCGGCCGGTTTCCGCTTGATCCAGTCACGTAGTGCAGCCGATGCTCGACATAGATGGTTCCGGCACCAGCGCTGTAAAACCCGCTGAAATTCGACCCCGTAATAGACACACTGTCTGCAGTGCGGGTTACTGCTGCGCTGGTGGTGGGGATGTAGCTGGTGGGGAATGCGCCAGCCTCCACTTGCCATCCGGTCACCCTGAATCCGCGCGATGACTGGGCAGTTGTTTTAACGACGCCGTAAAAGCCATTGCCAGCGCTGCTTGCGGTAACGTTCGCCCAAACACGAAAACGCCCGCCCCCAAATGGCTCAACCGTTGGCGCCGAGACACCTTCGCTGGACGTGGCC